AGTTTTGGTGTCCTGCCAGCGGCTTTCTAATAGTTCTGACATCATTATCTCCTTAATTTAATCCAGCAAGACGTTTAATGTCAACAACATTGTTGTCTGTTTCGTCTGCTTTGGTTTGTGTCAATGTTTCTGTGCGGTTGCCTGTAACCTCTGTGCCTTCTGTAATTACTGCCTTACGCTTTGCTGGAGTATTTCCATCAATTACTGATGGTAAGTACTTATCAAATTGTTTTTGTAAACGATCAGTTTGTACTGATTCCAGTAAGTCTGTCATAATCTCTTTTTGCTCTTTAGATAAAGGAGCAATCAAGCTATTAATAGTTTTATCTCTAGCAACTGATTCTTCAAGACGCTGTTTTTCAGCTGCTTTAGATTCTGCTAGTTCTTTTGCTTTTGTTGCAAATGCTTTTGCTTCTGCAAGTTGCTTGTCTTTTGCGTCAAGAACTTTAAGAAGTTTAGCAGTTTCTGATTTTTCATTTAGATAACTAGTACCATATTCTGCTGCAAATGCTTCAAATATTTTACGACCAAAGTCGTTTTTACGTGCTGTGTCAATATCTTCTTTAAGAGCATTCATTTCTCTCTTAAGTTGGTCACCGACCATTTCAGATACTGCTGTAGCACTTCTTTCGATAAAGTCTTTTTTGACCTTAGCAAAGTGTGTCTTAGCTTCACGTACTAAACGTACTTTTGTTTCAGCTAAATCTTTTTTATCTTCATAAAATTCTGCAATTTCATTTGATAGAGCGTCTACTACAAACTCTTCTAGCTTGGCATAATTTTCAGCCATTGCTACTTTGTCTGCACGTAGTTCAGAAATTTCTGTTTGTAGTTGTTCTACAACAAAATTCTTAAGAAGATCTGCATTTTCACGTTGAGCTACTGCAAATTTTGCTTTTGCTTCGGCTAATTGCTTACGGTCTTCTTGGAATTCGGTAATTTCTGCTTCGAGGCGCTCAGAAAGCATTGTATCAATTGCTTCTACCATTGTTTGCTTATCATGCTCATACTTCTGTGCGAATTCTTCGCGAAGATCAGCAGTTGCAGCACGGCGGTTTTCAGCAACTTTGCTTTCCCAAGCTTCTTCAATTTGTGCTCTGATCTCTTCTGAAACAACATCGTTTTCGAAAAGTGTTTTCAGTGCATCTATCATTACTTTCTCCTAGTTTATTGGAGTTTGTTGATTATGTTAATCAACGATTCCTTAAGATACTTCTGTGCCTTTGTATCATGTTTAGTTGCCTGTGCTAATTCGTATGCCTTCATCCCGCCGCGAACATTCATTAAATGTTCGTATATTGGTGTAGGATATGCACCAGGGGCGCTAGGCTGTGCCACAACGTCCACGGTGATTATTTCAAAATCTGAGACAACATTATTGCCGTCGTCTGATACGTTACCAGAGCCCCTTGATGAAACACCAAGTTTTACACCATTTTCTAGCATAGTGCGCACTAGTTGTCCCATAGGGGTTGGTAAGATCTTTAGTTTTCCGTAACCGTTTGGTCCATCCATCCACATTTCTGTAATCATATGGCTTACACGGTCTAAGTTTATATTAAGTCCTTCTGGATGATCAACTTCGCCGAGAACACTAAATCCGTTCGAGCATTGATCGTTGAGAGTTTTGACAGCCCTGCCGATTTCATTTACAGGATACACTCGCTGATTAGCGTTGCGAACGTCACCTTGGATACAAATACCTTTCATATAAAGATCTTTGCCTTCGTTTGCGTTCTCAAGCACAATTTGTGCTTGATCAAATGTCAAATGCTCTCGTAAGTTTTTCATTCAGTTTTCCTTACGTTTTTAGCTGCCGATAGTTGATTTTTTATCAGCTGCTTGCTCAGGCTTGCCTTTTTTCTCAGCACCGTGTCCTGGCTCTGATTTGCCAGCTTTTGCTGCTTTGCCGCCTGGTACATTGACGTTGCCTGCTGAATCTTCTTTAGGTGCACTTGCTCCTGTGCCTTTTTCGTCAACACTTTCGCCTTGTGCAATATTGCCTGCAGTACCGCCCATGTCATTTTTACCAGCTACTGCTGACTTAGTGTTTGCACCGTTGTCACCCATTGTTGCTGATACTTTTTCTACATACTCACGCATTTGTTCGCCTGCGCTTTTTGGTTCTTTTGACTCTTCAACTTCTTCGTCTGATGCTTCGTCTACTTCTTCGTCTGATGCTTCTTCAACTTCTTCATCTGCTTCAAATGCAAATGCTTCTTCTTCTGGTTCTTCGTCGTCCATATCATCGTCGCCTTCGTCACCAGCCATCATTTTTTCAAATTCTGCTTTTAGATCTTCTAGCGCATCTTCTAGGTCTTCTACACGATCTTCAACATCGCCTTCTTCACCTTCGTCATCGTCGCCTTCTTCGTCGTCCATGTCCATGCCTAAGTCGTTAGCTAAGTCGCCTGTCTGGTCCATTGGGCCCATGTCGTCGTCTGCTTCTACTTCAAAGCTATCAAGATCAAAGTTTTCTTCAACTTCGTCATCTGACTCGTCTACTTCTTCATCTGTTGCTTCGTCTAGGTCGTCTTCTGACTCATCTACTTCTTCGTCAGCAGCTTCTTCAACTTCTTCATCAGTTGCTTCTTCTACGTCTGCTTCGTCTTCTAGTAATGACTCATAAATATCACGTGATTTTTCTACTACAATCTCGTGAAATAATTCTTGTGCTGCTTCCTTGTCTTCGTTGACAAGAAGTTCTAGCATCTTCTCAAATTTTGTTGTATCTGACATTTTTTACTCCTATAAATTGTATACACACCAGAGAGGTGTGGGGCTGTCATTATATATTTAACAAAGATGTTAAAAAACCGGCGAAAATAGGCTCAAAATGACTAAAAAAATTAAAATTTAGTCTAAAGTGTAAATTTCTTTAAATTTTTCTACTGTAATATGCTTTAAATTATTTAACTTAGTTAGCTCTTTTGGTACAAAAGAAAATTCATCATCCATAACTCTGATAAATTCTATGTCTTTATTACTGTCAATTACAGCAACAGTTTGTTTCAACCAGTTGTTGTAATAAGTTGCTTTGTCTGTGCTTTTCTTATAATTAGGAGTGTCTGCATACATGTTATTAACAAGCGTGTTGTTTACACCTATGTAATCAAATCCTAAAATATAAATTTTATTATATTTCTTTTGTTCACAGGCTAAGAATAATGCTGTTGGTCCACTACTCCATCCCTTTGCAGGATTAAAGTAATTAAATCCTGTAAACTTTTCGTATGCTCTATTAGGGTTTGTCCATACTTCGTTGCCATACTGATATCTAGATTTGTTTATTTCAACAATCATCTTAACATCAACTGCAATTAAGTAGTCAGGTGAGAATTCTCTGTACAAAGCATTACAACCAAAAGTAATACCTTTGTCTTTTATATCAAGTAAATTAATTTCTCGGCGACTTATTCCGTTGCCGATTACAAACGCTGTTTTGTGATGCACATTATAATCCGCCTTCTTGAGCTGCTGCTTGAGCAGCCATTCCATACATTTGTCTAATAAAGGTTAATTCTTTATCTTTTTCTTCTGTATGTATCTCCGAAGCTTTGCGGATTCTGTTGATTTGACGTAACGACAATCTAGTTTTACGAGTGTCATTCTTTTGCATAGGTGAGTCGTCGATATCTGCCTCGTAGCTTTTATCTTCTACAGGCTCAACTGTTTCTTGATCAAAATAAAATAGTTCTCGTAATATCATATTGTATTTATAAAGTTTGTTCTGTATTTCCTGCAGAAGTTCCTATGTCTGCATCTGTAGCAGACTCTGGACCTGCATCTGATCCACCATCTTCTGAAGGTGTTGTGTCTGGTGCTTCATCTTCAATGTTATCTAGATCAGATCCTATGCTTGCTGAACTAATTCCTGCATCTCTAAGTTCTGCATCAGAAGATGCTGCACTAGATTGTAATTCTTCATCATTTTCCTCACGCCATAATCGTTCGTTTTGTGCTAGTTCTTCTTCGGTAAGTCCTAAGAAACGTTTGAGTGCAAAACGATTTGAAATATAAGGTATAGCACTCATCTGTGTAAATGTAGGAACACGAGCGTTGTCAATTTCACTTTGACGATATGCTGCAAAGTTTTGCGGTGGTTGGAATTTTAAATCAAACATATTTGTATCAATGTTGATTCCTTTTTCAAGCAAATAACGCTTAAACTCTTGATCAAATTCTTCAACTACTAAGTTTTGCAGACGTTCACAATAGGTATTAAAGCGTAACTCCTGGATATATGCTGTTCCCACACGTCCATCATTATATTGTGCTGCTGAATCATCTGCTCCAGTAGGTAGGTACGAACTTGGGATACGTAATCCGCGTACCAACTTATTAGTAAAGTATCTAAGGTCATCAATTTCTCCTAAGTTAGTGCCACCTGGAAGCGTTTCAACTTTAGAGCCTCTACCTTCTGCGGTCTGCGGGAAGAAGTAGTCTTCGTTGATTGATAGAGGATTGTATGATGAGTCTATGACATTCTGACCGCCCCCTGTTGACGATGGGATCCTTCTTTGATGGATTTCCGTCTTAACACGTTCTACAAATTGCATTGCCAAGTGACTTGGCATGTTGCCCACATCAACGTAGAATACTCTGCGCTCCGGCGCACGTTGGACACGATAGATGATAATCGCATCCTCAAGCAGTTCTTTCTGCTTGTAAACTTTAAAAATAGTTTCAAGTAACGAATTACCAAAAGGATAGTTATTGTCTAATCCTTCACTCAAACTTAAATGTACAACATGTTCTGCATCTACAGTAATTTCATTTTGGTCGTTTTGGAAACGACTTCCACTCATCGAGTTGTTAGGATTGCCTGCCATGCCTCGCACACCACCAGTAGTATAGTTTGCTCCGCCGCCGGTAATGTTGCCGTTAGTTTCGTAAGGAGTAGTTGCAACACCTTCTACAAAATTTAAGTTAAAGTTTTTAATTACATATTGTTCAGGACGCTTGCCTTCACTTTCGTTTACAATAATCTTTGTCACATTTGCTGGATCAACATGAAACCAACGTTTTGTTTCTGGATCTCTTACAAAGAATTGATCTCCATACTTAAAGGTGTTACGCATTGTGCGGAACATTTTAGTATCAAAGTCTTGTAATTTTGCCCATTGTAACAAATACTGTTGAATAATTGTAATTTCAGTATTTGTTGCTTTTGTTTTAAAGTCAATTATAAAAGATGTATTGTTTTGTTTGTTCTTTTGTGTGCAAAATTCGGCAAGGATATCTAATGCAGCGTTAACTTCTGAATCTAAATCCATAGTGTTATACTGACCGTAACGCTCAACACGATTAGGTGAACCTACATACACATCAGGTAAGTAGCTTGAATAATTAGTGCGAGCTGGACCTGCTTGAATACCATTAGATTTTCCACTAAAAGGGCTATAGGCTCCTGTAGGGTTATTGCTTGTTGGCACCGGTGTAAAATATTTTTTCCAACTCATTTGTGTTCCTCTTTAATACATAGTAACATTTGATGTTAATAGATTGCTACCACGTGCATCTTTTGTATTTTTCTCAATTTTTTCATCTAATTCTAATTGTTGCATAGTTAACTCAATAAGTTGTTGTAGTAACGATGCTACTTCGCCTGTATTGCCTGCTCCTGCACTAGTACTTAGCGAAATGTTGTTTAATAGCTCGCCAGCACTGGCTCTATCTGTAAGTAAACCATCATTATCTTTCTTCAATTCAACATTTAATGCTTTTAATTGTGCAACTAAATCTTTAATACTATTAGTATAACTGATAATTCCTTCGCTGTCAAGTTTTTCTAGTGCAAAATTGCTTAAAGAAGTTGACATTGCATTAATTGCGGCTGCATTATTAGTTACACCATCAACATTTATTTTAGCACTACCAAATTTTGATACTGCGTCCCATGGCATTTCTTCTTCGCCGGCAAACCAATCTTTCATTGCTCCAAGTACGCCGCCTGAGCGTGTGCTGTCAACTTGTGGCATATTAGCCATTGCATCTGCAAATGCCTTAACAGCACCTGCGTTTGCAGTAATACCTGTTGTGTTTAGAGATAGGTCTCCAAATCGTTTCATTGGAGCAAACGGATCAGTTTCACCACCCAGTAGTGATGCAATACCTGTTCGCAGTGATGTTAGTATAGTAGTTGCAGGAGATTCAGGGAAGTCTTTAATAGCAAGTGCATATGCACTTACTGCTTCTGCATTTGCTTTTATGCCAGCTGTGTTAAGTGTTAGATCGCCAAACGTTTTAATAGGCGCCATTGGGTCAGTTTCGCCACCTAGTAGTGATGCAATACCAGTTCTAAATGAATTTAATAGCGTAGTACTTGGAGATTCAGGGAAGTCTTTAATAGCAGTAGCATAAGCACTTACTGCTTCTGCATTTGCTTTTATACCAGTTGTGTTAAGTGTTAAATCTCCAAATCGTTTAATTGGAGCCATTGGATCTTTGTCACCACCTAGTAGTGATGCAAGGCCACCTTTAAATGCACTTAATACATTTGCTTGTGGTGACTCAGGGAAGTCTTTGATTGCATCTGCATACGCTTTAACAGCAGCAGCGTTAGCAGTAATACCAGTTGTGTTAAGTGTTAAGTCTCCAAATCGTTTAATTGGCTCCATTGGATCTTTGTCACCGCCTAATAGTGATGCAAGTCCACCTTTAAATGCACCTAGTACGCTTGCTTGTGGTGACTCGGGGAAGTCTTTAATAGCAGTAGCATAAGCACTTACGGCATATGCGTTAGCAATGATTTGTGCAGTATTGAGTTGTAACTCTCCAAAACGTTTGATTGGAGCCATTGGATCTGCATCACCACCAAGTAAAGAAGCAAGTCCTGACTTAAATGCACCTAGTACACTTGCTTGCGGCGATTCTGGAAAATCTTTAATTGCAACTGCATATGCTTTAACTGCACCAGCATTAGAAATAATTTGTGCAGTGTTTAATGTAGTATCACCAAAACGTTTTATGGGTGCAAACGGATCTGTTTCTGCACCAAAGAAACTAGCGACTCCAGTCTTAAATGACGATAATAAACTCGGTGCTGGTGTTTGAGGGAAGTCTTTGATAGCAACTGCGTATGCACTTACTGCACCGGCATTTGAAATAATTTGTCTAGTGTTTAATCTTGTATTTCCAAAATTTCTAATTGGTGCAAACGGATCTGTTTCTGCTCCAAAGAAACTAGCAACACCAGTTTTAAATGACGATAATAAACTTGGAGCAGGTGTTTGAGGGAAATCTGCTATCGCAACTGCGTATGCTTTAACTGCGCCAGCATTTGCAATTATACCTTGTGTATTGAGTTGTAACTCTCCAAATTCCTTAATTTTATCCCATGGCGGTTCAGTACTGCCGCCGAACATTCCAACAACACCGCTTACAATGTTTGCAGCAGTATTGCCAATTGCTCCTAGAGCTGCGCCGCCGCCTTGTGCAGCAAGTGCTTTACCATATGCACTTAATGCTTCTGCATTTGCTTTAACTTTTGCAGCATTAATTGGAACATTTGAAAATTCAACTAGTTTTTCTAGTGGCCCTTTGCCTGGAAGTGCATCTAAAATGTTTGCTATTGTGTTACCAATAGCACCCACGGCTGCTCCTGCACCAAATACTGCTAGTGCTCCGCCTAGTGCAGCCATACCTCCAGCTACTCTTAATAAGTTTCCACCGTCTATGTCGCCAAATGACTGTAATCCTTCTGCAAGACTTGGCAACGCTTTGCCTAATAGCCACGTAGCACCTGCAATAGCGCCTCCAATTAATACAATAGCACCTGCAAGTATACCTGCGCCAACAAGTATTGCCGGGTTAGCAAACGCTCTAAGCCCTGCAGCAGCACCTTTCATGATGCCTGAGCCCATGTTTCCTATAAAGTTTCCAATGCCTTTGCCGGCGTTGCCTGCACCTTTAGCAAATCCGCCGCCTTTACTGCCGCCTTTAGGCGCTGAAGACACTGCTTGAGATGCTGGGCCGGCTCCGCTACCAAACATGCCGCCAATTTTATTACTAATTCCGCTTGTTAGTTTACCCATCATACCGCCAATGCCACTAGCTAATGCTCCTGCTACTGCTTTAGCAGCAAATAAAGCAGCAATTCCGCCTACAACGGCTGCAATAGCCGGTGCTCCACCTAACAAATCTTTAAGTGCTCCGATAACATCTCCATTAGATATTTTTTCAGTAAATCCTGCAATGGCTTGTGCAATTGAACTAATTCCATCGGCTACCATACCAATAGTATCAAGTAATAAATCAAATATTCCACTATCAATTAGTGCCATTTTAATTTTTTCACGCACTTCGCGGATAGTATTATCAAATTGTAGTAATTTTTCTTGTCTAGCTTTAGCAGCATCCTGTTCTGCTTTGGCTGCTGCTGGATCATAGCTTGCTTCGAGGAATTTGTTAAGCTCTCCCATACCACCAAACAATTCTCCAAAGCCTTCTTCAGTTGCTAATGCAGCTCGTTGGGCTGCACTCAAGTTGTTTACAAAGTTTCGTAGCTGTGGACCGCCTTCAGTATGCATTCGACGCATAAACTCAGCTTGAGATATTTCTCCACGACCTAGTGCAGCCGCGGCTTCTGCTACTGCTGGAGCAAATGCTTGTAGTTTCTGTCCTAATGGTGTTTGTGCAACACCGTCTGCTAGGTCTTTAACAGCATCTTTTAAGAAAGGCATTCTTGCGCCCACTTCTTCTAGTGCTCCTAGATATTCCATTTGTTGTTCTGCACTCATACCAGCTAACATTGCTTGAGTATGATAGTCTCCGGCTTCTTGAGCCATGCGTTCAGCAAGTTCTTTTCGACTTTTACCTGTTAATTTAGATAATCTGTCTAGTTGTTCTAAGTATTGCGCACTTCCGTTAGCTAAATCTCGTGTACTACGTCCTTGTAGATGGCCCATCATTCCTTGTAGTTCAACATATTCGGCCATACCTTCGTTAACATCTACTAATGTAAAGCCTAGTTTAGCTAATCCTTCTAAATCACCTGATGATCGAATTGCTGCGTTCATATTATTAAATCGTTTAGCACCTTCGCTTACAGTAGTTCCTAATAGCATCATTGTAGACGAATTGTTTGCCATAAATTGAGCAAATTCGTCTAAATACATACCTGAATCAGCAGCAGCTCGACGCATTTCTGTTAGCGAACCGCCAAATCCTGCGCCTATTTCAGAAAAAGATCTATAAGAATCAACAGTTTCGTCAACAATACTTGCTAATGAAGTTAATGCTGAGCCAAATACAGGAATGTGCTTTGTAAAATCAGCAATATTAGAAGTGGTGCCGCCTACAATTGTTTTACCTAATTCGTATAACGATTCTGCTGCTTGTTTAACACCTTGTGCAGCAAGTCTTCCCATCTTTTCAGACAGTTCGTTAGTTGCTCTTGCTGCTTTTTTAGTAGCTGTTATGTCATCTTCTGTAGCTTTATTAGATTCTTTTGTTAGCTGGGTACCTGCTGACATTGCATCGTTGGCTAGCTTACGTGCCTTAGCTTCTGCCGCAGCACCGCTAGAGCCGCCGCCCGCCATACGATTCATTGCAGCAAGTAATTGTTTTAGTGTTGCTTCACTAGCAACACCTGACTCGCCGCCAACGTTAATAATTTCGATTTCTTCAGCCAAATCTTTCAACCCGAGTTATATGCGCACATAAATATATTTGATACATATTTACATAATGTATTTATACGGAGACAAACATGGCAGAATTTAACCCATTAACAGCTGGTGCAGGAAAGTCTCAAGCAGGCAATCCGTTACAGAAGTTCTTTAGACAGCCTAAAGTTTATGTTACGTTGCCTAGCAAAGGAAGATATTATCCTCCAGGTGCTGTTGATATTCCAGAAACTGGAGAATTACCAGTTTTCGCAATGACTGCAAAAGACGAATTAGTTTTTAAAACTCCTGATGCATTGCTAAACGGGCAAGCAACAGTTGATGTTATTAAAAGTTGTGTTCCTAATATTAAAGACCCTTGGAAAATGCCGAGTGTTGATCTTGATGCTATACTAATTGCAATACGTATTGCAACTTATGGTGAAAGTTTAGAAGTTACAACAAAGGTTCCTAACGTAGGTGATGAAAGAACTTATACATTAGATCTAAGAAATGTATTAAGTAAACTTGTCACAGTAGAATACGACAGTGAACTTGAAATTAATAATATGTTAGTTAAAATTAGACCACTAACATATGAAGAATTTACTAAAAGTAACTTAAAAACATTCGAAGAACAGCGTGTGTTTAGTTTAGTTAATGACGATACTATTCCAGAAGAAGAAAAACTAGCTAGATTTAATGATAGTTTTAGAAAATTAACAGATCTAACTATTGACACTTTAGGAAGAAGCGTTTACAGCATCACAGTAGACGAAACTGAAGTAACTAATCCAGAACATATTCAAGAATTTTTACAAAATTCTGATAAAGAAGTGTTTAATGCAGTATTAGAATTTTTAGAAGAGCAAAAAAAGAAATTTGAAATTGAGCCTTTAAAGGTTGAGAGTACAGACGAGGATATTGAAAAAGGTGCACCAGCAACTTTTGAAGTTCCAATAACATTTGACCAATCAAATTTTTTCGCATAAGGATCTTATCTTGGACTCTCGAGGAAATTTTAGATGAGGTCCGTAATATGGAACGAGAGCAAAAGGCTATTAGAGCAGACTTACTAAAAATCTGTTGGTTTATGCGAGGAGGAATCACGCTAGACGAAGCATTTGCACTTTCTAACGAAGATAAAGAAATTATTTCAGGAATTATTAAAGAAAACTTGGAGACTACAAAGAAAAGTGGTCTCCCATTCTTCTAATTAGAGTTGGCTTATGCCAATATAAGCATTTGTACCTTCTAACAAATGCACACGTAGTCCTAAATCACTCCAACGTAATCCGTGTTCACGTAACATACTACTAATTTCAAAGTAAGTGCTCTGTGTTAAGAATCTTTCGCCTGCTTTTGAATTTGCAATCCATGCTTGTTGTTGTTTACTAACGTCAACACCTGCTTTAGCAAAATTCATAATTCTTTGTGCAGCCCATACACCACTTTCTTTATCACCTTTTGCTAGTTTAGCAAGGGCAGCATCGATATTTGCTGCTGTTTTAGGTGGCATTGGTTTTGAACCGCCTTGTACTTTACGAATATCACCTTTGGCTTTTTCGTAAGTGTCGCCTGCTGCGGCATTTTTATCTGCTGCTGGTGCTGTTTTAGCATTTGCAGGTGCATTACCAGTTGGTGCTGTGCCTTGTGCTGGTGCTGTTTTAGCATTTGCAGGTGCATTACCAGTTGGTGCTGTGCCTTGTGCTGGTTGTGCTGCATTGTTACCTGCTGCAGGCGTTTGTGCGCCTAAAGAATCGATATGTTTAATTAATTCTTGCTTTTGTTGTGGATTTAATTTAGCAACTGCTTGCTGAATACCTTTAAAGTCAGTGGGTTCAGCAGCAGGTTGTCCGCTACCTTGTGCTGCTTGTGCTTTTGGTTCTGCACCTGCTTGTGCTGCTTGTGCTTTTGGTTCTGCACCTGCTTGTGCTGCTTGTGCTTTTGGTTCTGCACCTGCTTGTGCTGGTTGTGCTTTTGTTGCAGCAGGTTTTTCAGCAGGTTTAGATACTGGAGGTAGTTTTGCGCCAAACTGTTTGTAAATTGGTGTTAATACATCATCACTAACACCTGCTTGGCGTAAAATATTTGCTATTTCATCTGAATCAGTTGGTTTGCCTGCTTTGTTCCATGCTTTGTTTAGCTTGTCAGCAGTAACTTTGGTAGTTATGTTCTTGCCAACTTGTGCTGCTTTAGCACCTACTGCTGCTGCACCTTTTTTAAGTGCTCCGCCAACTGCACTGCCTGCTTTTTTAAGTGCATCTAATGGCCCTTCTGTAAGTACTTCAGGAGTGTCATCGCACCATTCAATTAATGTTTCAATTTGTAGATTTGTAAGTTTCTTACTTTCTTTCTGT